GATGCCGTAGACACCATCGAGAAGGCCATCAAATGGAAGGACGACAACGCATATACCAGTGAGCGCTCTAAGGTGTTCTGGCCCCAGGGCATGGATACCGCAGGGCGCATTTATCATGCGGCTACGCTGGGCATCTGGCGGCAGATGCTGGTGGATGATACCCACGACGGCATCCCGATGGAAAGCTGCTCCAACAAGGCCATCCCCGTAGCAAAGCAGTATTTCGGCGAGGACGCCACCAATCGCGGCTTTGACCAGCAGCGAGGCAATGAGTTGAACGCCGAGGGTATCACCACCCTTGTGTATTGGGGCGGGCTGTGGGCGCTGTGGGGTCCCCACACCGCTGCGTATCGGTACGGTCAGGTGAACGACAACCGGGCGATCTTCGACAACTCCATCCGCACCATGATGCACATCACCAACAGCTTTCAGCAGGAACATGCGCTGACCATTGACAAGCCCATGACCCGCGCAATGGCGGATACCATCAAGAACCGGGAGCAGGAGAAGGCTGACGCATTGGCCGCCGTTGGCGCGCTGATCGGTACGCCTGTGGTGGAGTTTTCCGAGGATGACAACAGCACGGGAGATCTGGTGGAGGGCAACTTCACATGGAACCAGAAGAACACGCCCACGCCGCCCTTTAAGAGCGGCACCATGCGCGTGGCTTATACCACGGCTGGCTTTGACAGCTTCTTTGGGGAGGTGGAGTAAATGGCGAATACGACCTACATCGGCGGCGCTGTGCTCGCCGATACCGTTTATTTGAACGGTGCGATTGTAGGCAGGGACGTGGAAGTCACCCTGCCTGCTGTTGAGTATGCAACCATTGACCTTGCGGCGATGGGAACTTACTCCAAGCCCATCCCCCAGCTCATTGAGCACATGGAGGTGGGCTTTTCCAAGATCGACACCGGCCTTTGGTGCAAAAATGTCAACGCCGCAGGGGAAAACAACATTGAGGTCAGATGGGCGCAGGACATCACCACGCCGAACGGCGGAACGCGCACCATCGGACTCAAGGCGTTCCTGCGCGGAGAATCCGCCAATATCCCTGAGCTGGGGATCGTTGTGGGGGAATCCTCCGAGGCGCAGAACAATGTCAGCCTTTCCAAATACGCGGTTTTCCAGGACGGCAAGGAGTTGTTCTATATCGACCGCTGGGCGGACGTGAACCGCGTCGGTGGGAAAGACCTGAACGTAGCGCTCAATAAATTCCTGTAACAGACAAGCCCCGCCGGTTTCTCCCGGCGGGGCCGTTCCATAAGGAGGACACCATGAGCAAAAAAACACTGAAGTTGGATGAGCCCGTACTGATCGACGGGAAAGAGGTCTCCGAGCTGACCTATGACCCCATGGAAATCACGGCGGCGCAGTTCTCCGAGGCATGCGCCCGAAGCTCCGCCATCAACAAGAGCAAGTCTTTTTCCTTCAAGATGCGGGAGAACGACTATGCCCTGCACCTGTATCTGGGGATGTTTGCCGTTATTGCATTCAACCCCAGCATTGACATCTCCGATCTGGAGCGCATCAAGGGCTTTGATGTCCTAAAGCTGACAGACATCGGGATGCTTTTTACCTATCGGAGGTCGGGGGCAACCTCCGAGGAAAACAACTCCGAAAAGCCCTCCGGGAATACAGCCGAGCCTTTCACACAAGTATCCGAGAAGTCGGAGAAATGAGGCTGACCGACTTCCTCCAGGAGTTCGGAGAGGCGGTTGAGGAAGAAAAGGAGCGGCAGGCTAGAATGAAGGCCAAACAGCCGCCCCGGAGAAGACGCCATAGGTAGGAGGTGAGGAGACCATGGGCAAAGGGAAAGAGTTCCGCACAACGATCAGCATCGGCGGCGATATCGATCCATCTGTAAGGGCGGCCATTGAGAGCATGGCGGACCGGCTGGAGATGCTGGAGG